CGCTCTTCCGATCTCATATTTTACACGCAAACCCAATTTTTAAACTTTTCAAGATTATTTGACTTGAATTTTTGAAAATCACTATATATTTTCGTTAATTATGTTATTTTAATAGTAAATAGTATTCAAATAGTAAATAAAGGGGTGTTATTTGTGACAAAGGAAGAATTAAAAGAGATATTTAAAGGCATAGACGAAACAAAACAAAAAGTATTAGAAACTATGTATGATGATTTTCTTTTTGAGATTGAACAATTGGAGCAATTAAAACCCCAATTACAAAAAATAGGTGTACCAAAGAATAAAGGACAAGCTGAACAAAAGAAATATCTTCAAAAAGAGTATAGCGATCTATCACAAAGGCATGATAGCAAAATTAAAATCATGCTTTCTCAATTAAATAAGGAAGATACGAGCGAAGCTGATTTATTGATGGAGAAATTAAGTAAAATATGATTGGTTACAAGAAAACTAAAGATACTTGGTTAGAAACCTATTGGGATTGTATTCAAAAAGGATATATCTATTTGAATGATGAAAAAGTACCTTTCATTGTTGGTGATGAAATGAGATTGGAAGTTAGTAAGCTAATCAATGATTTACAAGATGAAAGGTATTATTATGTTACAAAAGAAAGTGATAGAAGAATTAAGTTTAAAGAAACTCTATGCTTACAAAGTAAAAAGCCTTACTTTATGAAACCATTAGAATTAATGCTACACCAAAAAGCATTTTGGGAAGTTGTCTATGGTTTCAAAATGAAAGATACAGGATTAAGAAGATTTACGGAAGTGTTAGAGGTAATTGGACGAAAAAACGGAAAATCTACCGACATGGCAAGTGATGGAATGTTTGACTTGTTTCTTGGTGAGGGTGGAGAAGATATAGTATGTTGTTCAAATGACGATAAACAAGCCAATTTGATATGGAAAGAAATTGGGGGTATGCGTTCTAGGTTAGATACTAAAAACGTTCTTACAAGGCAAAATTTAGTTGAAATAAGAAACGATACAAAGAACGTTACCATTTTTAAATTAAGTGCAAAGACTCAAAACAAGGACGGAAGAAACATAGACAAGACTTATTATGATGAAATGCACGATAGTAGAGATGATGAAATCTATATGGCTTGTTGGGAGTCAATGTCCGTTAAAGATGAACCATTATTAATAACCTGTACAACCGAGGGATTTTTAAATGATATGCTCATGGACGAGAAAATGAAATATGCTAGAGGTGTCTTATATGATGAAATAGATGATATTCATTTCTTGCCTTGGTTATTTACACAAGATAGCGAAGTTGAGATATTTAAAGATAGGTGGACTTGGTGTAAAGCTAATCCTAGTTTGATTTATGGAGTTAAGAAATGGTCTTTCATTGAAAAGAACATGACAAAAGCAAAACATAGTAAATCATCAAGAGTACATATGCTTTGTAAAGATTTCAATATCAAACAAAATAGTGCCGAAGCATGGTTATTTGATAGTGATTATAAATATGAACAAACACATTTAACATTAGATGACTTTAGAAATGGTTATGCCTTTGCTGGTGTCGATTTATCACAAACAACTGACTTAACTTGTGCAACTATTATGTTAATGAGACCTAATGACGATAACAAATATTTCTTTACTAAATACTTTATACCCGAAACCAAACTTGATAGCGATAAAGAGGGTGGAGCAAAATATAGAGAATGGGTAAATCAAGGAATTTGTGAAGTACATGAGGGAGGACAAGTTATATTATCTAAAGTAGCTGAATGGTACAAAGATTTATATGATCAATACAAAATTATAGTTTTTAAATTAGGATATGACCAAAGGTTTGCAACGGACTTTTTAAATACAATGCAATCATATGGTTATGGAAATAAGAAAAATGAAACTTGTGAAATGATTAATCAAAGTAAATTTGTCATGAGTACACCAATGAAGCACGTAGAAGCTGATTTAAAAGGTCAATTAATACATGGTTTAAATGATATGGATAATTGGTGTTTAGGCAATACAGCTTTAGAAATTGATGGTAGAGAGTTAATAATGCCTATCAAGATGAAAACCGACAAGCGAATTGATGGAGCGGTAGCAATTGTTATTACTTATGCAATATTTGAAAGATATAAGAGTGAATACTTAAAATTAATAGGAGGTGCATAAAATGGGTTGGTTGCAAAAATTACAAAACAAAGCTATAAATAAAGTTTTCTATTGGGCAAATAGTGTTAATGGAACACCTAGCTTTAGCCAATTTGGAAATAACATCATGAATGATGAAACAGTATTTACAATTACAAATAGAATTTTAGATGAATATTCTAAAATGAACCCTAGACATATTAGGATTGTAAAAGGAAAACAAGTTGATGTTACTAATAATAACCTCAATGAGATTTTAAAAAATCCTAATAATCTAATGACACAAAGTGATTTTTTAAGAAAGTGTGCATGGTTACGAGAAACATATAAAAATTGCTTTATCTATCCAACGTATGATTTATATTACAATCCTACAAACGGAAGAACTAAAAAAGTATATAAAGCGTTATATCCATTGCAACCAGCACAAGTTGATTTCTATGAAGATGATCTAGGAATTATCTATGTTGATTTTACTTTTATGAATGGAGAACATTCAGGAAAGATAAGATATGATGAAGTCATTCATTGGAGAAAAGAATTTGGTGAAAATGAATATATGGGTGGAGATATTAACGGAACAGCCAATAACACAGCCTTATTAAAACACCTACAAGAGAATGATAAATTGTTACAAGCAACATTTAAATCTATTGAGGGAAGTTTAAGAATAAATGGTATCTTAAAATTAAATGGTTACATCAATAAAGAAAATGGCGAAAAAGAAAGAAAAGAATTTGAGAAAAAGCTAGAAACTAATCAAAGTGGAATTTTAAGTTTAGATAATGGAGGGGAATATACACCTATTCCATACTATGGTAAAAACGTATCTAAAGACATTTTAAAATTCTTTGATGATAAAATTCGTAGACATTATGGAGTTAGTGAAGCTATTTTAGATGGTGACTATACAGCCGAACAAAAAGAAGCATTTTATGAAACTGTACTAGAAAGTGGTGCTATTTCTTTAGGACAAGCATTTGAAAGAGTATTATTAACACCATTTGAACGATCAAACGGAAACACTATTATTTGTTATACAAGTGAAATTCAAATGATGAGCGCTCAAAACAAAATTAAAATAGCTGAATTGTTATTACCTGTTGGTGGTGTTAATACAAATACTATTTTAAGTTGGTTTGGTGAACCTCCTGTTGAGGGTGGAGATGAATATTATATGTCATTGAACTGGGTTAAAAAGTCTATTGCTGATGAATACCAACTATCAAAGTACAATAATAACGCTTCATATAGTCAACAAAATAATGAAAATATTGTTAAAAATGAAAACAATACATGATATAATACTAGAGAGGATATAAAGCATGATAAAAGAAAATTACTATTGTTGCCCAAAATGTGGCATGAAACTTTTTAAACTAAAAGATAACTACCAAGTGAAAAACATTGAAGTTTATTGTAGAAAATGCAAAAAGAAAATAGATGTGAACCTTTAAGGTCGTAATTAATTAATGTTATGACCTTATTTTTATTTAGGAGGTGTGTTAAATGGATAAATCTAAAAAAGATTTTAAAGATAAAAAAGAATTGCGATTAATGGAATTAAGAGCGGTTGAAAATGAAGAAAATAAAATGATCGTAGAGGGTTATGCGGTACGTTTTAATGAAACAACTTTAATTGGTGATAAAGATTGGGGTTGGTATGAAGTTATCGAACCACAAGCTTTAAATAAAGCCAATATGAAAGATGTTCCTTTGAAATATCAACATGGAGATACTAAAGGAGTATTAGCAAGAACAAGAAATAAAAGCTTAACTCTTACTATTGATAATCAAGGCTTAAAGATTAGAGCCGAATTGATTGATACGCAAGATAACATTGATATTTATAAATCTATTAAAGCTGGATTGTTATATCAAATGTCATTTGCTTTTGATGTAGTAGAAGAAGAAATTGATAGAAGTACAAACCCTGTAACTAGAAGAATTAAAGAAATTGGTACTTTATATGATGTTAGCGTTGTGGATTTTGGAGCATATCCTACAACTAGCATATACGCAAGAAGCAAAGAAATTGTTGGAGAACAATTAAGAGCTTTGCAAACATCTTTGGATAAAGATGAAAAAGAAACATTGGATAATGTTGAAGAAAGAAAAAAATTAGAATTAGAAAAATTAAAAGCAAAAATTAGAGGAGGACTATTTTAATGAAAGATTTTTTAAAGAAACTTATTCAAAGAAAAAAAGATGAACAAGATAAGTTAAATAAACGTATGGAAGAAAGCGAAGATATTAAAGAAGTTCGTTCTATTGGTGAAACATTAAAAACAATTGCTCAAGAAATTGCCGAAGCGGAAGCACAATTACAAGCAATTGAAAATGAACCAAAAAACGAACCACAAGAAGAAAAAAAAGATGATGAAGCTAGAGCTGATGATAATTTAGACCCTAACGAAGAAGAACCAACAAATGAAAATGTTGAACGTTCAAAAGACTATGTAAAAGTTGGTGGAACTGACATTAGACATATGGCAACTACAAATTTAAGAGGAGGTAACCAAATGGATAAAGAAGAACGTGAAGCACAAAACAAAGAAAGAGAAGAACGTGCAAAAGCCTTAAAAGAGGGTAGAGCGGTAACTGTTGCAAGTGATAACATTCTATTACCAAAACACCAATCAAACGATTTAGCAACAGTACCATTTAGACAAGTTTCTACTTTCTATGATTTAACTAAAGTAAGAAACTTACAAGGTGGTGAATCATACGAAGCACCATTTACTAAATCATATGGTACAGGTGGTTTAACTGAAGAGGGTAGCGCATATACGGAAGCTGAACCTGAATTTGAAACAGCTAAAATTAACAAAGTTAAAGTTACAGCTTATGCCGAATTTAGCGAAGAATTAGAAAGATTACCTAATGCCAATTATGAAGCTGAAATTAGAAAAGGTGTTGAAATTGCACTTAAAAAGAAAATGGCACAACAACAAATTGGCGGTACAGGAGAAAGCAATACATTTATTGGTATCACATCAACAAACGCTGACAATACAGCAGTATTAGCAAGTGATGATATGGAACTTTCAAAAATTGATCAAGATACATTAAATAAAATCATCTTTGCTTATGGTGGAGATGAAGAAGTAGAACAAAAAGGAGTATTAGTATTAAATAAAGCTGACTTATTAGCGTTCTCATTAGTTAAAAACGATATTGGAGATCATGCTTATAAAATTGATTTAGCTAACCAAACAATTAATACAGTACCTTATATTATCAACTCAAATTTAACACCATTAGATACAGCATCAAAAGGACAATACAGCATGATTTATGGTATTCCACAATACTATGAAACAGCTATTTTCTCACCTGTTGAAATCAAAAAATCTTATGATTACAAATTCAAAGATGGTATGATTGCTTATCGTGCAAGTGTATTTGCTGGTGGTAACACAACAGCTTATAGAGGGTTCATGAGAGTTAAAAAAGGTGACCCTACACTCTAATGAAAGGAGATAGTGCCAATGGAAGAACAAGAATTATTAGACAAATGTAAAAAAGGTTTAGGGATAACAGGAACATATCAAGATGATACTTTGAAAATCTATATTGACGAAGTAAAAGAGTATATGTTAGGTGCTGGAGTTCCTGAACAAATTGTCAATAGTAAAAAAGCTGTTGGTACTATCATTCGTGGAGTTAGTGATTTATGGGATTATGGAAGCGGTAAAACTTCCTTATCCCCATATTTCTATGAAAGAGTAAACCAATTAAGAGTAGGTGTTGACAATGTATAGACCTAATGAAATAGACGATATGAAAATACCTATCAAGGTTTACAAAAGAAAAAAAGTATATGTATTAGGAAAACCAAAATTTGAGAATGTAGAAATAAATGACCCTATAGTCATGTGTAATTTTAAATCATATGGTGGAACTGAAAGAGAAGATAACGGAATGATCGTTATTAGAGATACAGCAACTGTTACAACATGGTTTAGACCTGATATTACTAGTGATTGTGTTATTGAACATTTGCAAACAGGTAAAATGTACGAGGTACAAAATGAGCCTGAAAACTTTGGAATGAGAAATCAATATATGCAATTTAGAGTTGAAAGGATAAACCCAAATGTCTAAATCCGTATGTGACATAAAATTTTATGGCTTTGATGAATTAGCAAAAAGTCTTGATGTAGCCGACAATGTTTTAAAAAGAGCAATAGAGGATTGCATGAAGAAAAGCGCTGAATTACCAAAGAGAGATATGTTAGATTTTATGTCTAAACATAAATTAACAGGAGTAACGGAAAGAAGTTTCAAAGATTTAGATATTACATGGAAAGGGAATGTATGTACAGGTGCAATAGGTTTTGATATACCAAGTGGAGGTTTACCAGCGGTATTTTTAGATAAAGGCACACCAAAAATAAGACCTAAATATTTTATCTATTATGCTGTTACTAATAACGCTAGGGAAATTGAAAAAATGCAAAGAGAAACATTAAAAAAGATATTGGGAGGTTAGATGATATGAATGAAGAACTAGTTAATTTGTTGAGTACGTTTGGTTATCCTGTTATTCAACAAGGAAGCATGGGAGAAGATGAAGCTTACCCTGATAGCTTGTTTACATTCTATAACATTGATACACCTGATGATGGTTTCTATGACAATAACCCTACACGTTCCATTTGGACATATTACATATATTTTTATAGCAATGACCCTTTATTAGTTAATACTAAATTGAGGGAAGCAACTGATTTATTAAGAAAAAATAAATGGATTGTAAATCAAAGAAATGGCTATGACATTGAAAGTGATGTTGATACACATAGCGGTAGATATACAACTGTTTATTATATAAAGGAGGATTAAGCAAATGGTTAAAAAAGGATATACTGAATTTCAAGGGGTAGATAAAGTATGGATTGCGGAAGTTACTGAAGATAGTGATGCTAATTACACTTGCGGAACACCTGAACATTTAATTCCAGCAGGTGAATTAAGCACAACTTCAAATACTGATAAAGCAACAAAATATTATGACAATATTCCTTTCTTGGTTGTAGCTAGTGAGGGTTCAACTGATTTGACATTAACTTGTCCTGTTTTACCTCTAGAAATGCAATCAAAAATTACAGGGAAATATTATGATGAAGCAACAGGAGCATTAATGGATAGTGGTCAACCTATTGTTAAATATTTTGCTTTAATGTATAGAGAAAGATTTTTAGATGGTACTTATAGATATGTTGTTAGACATAAAACTTCAATCTCATTAAATGATCAATCAAATAAATCATTAGATGAATCAACTGACTCAAACGGTATGGAGTTAGCTATTTCATCAATCACAACACAACACGTATTTACAAAAACAGGTACAGTAAGTAAAGCAATGATTGTTGATGAAAGAGATGGAAAAGCTGATGTATCTAAATGGTATACAGCAGTTGAAACACCTGATACTTTAAAACCTAAAAGCCCATCAATGTAATTATTCAAATAGTAAATTAAGAGGATAGCTGGAATATAAATTCCTCTATCTTCTTTTTATATAAAAGGAGAGAAAAGAAATGAAATTAGTATTAAATATCTATTCAAGAGAAAGAGACGAAAACGGAAATAGAATTATCTCAAAAACATACAAAGCAAATGATTATGAATTGTTGTATGGAGTGGTTGAAGATGTATTAAATTTATTTGACCCTAACGTGTTAAAAGATGAAGAAAAATTACTTGATATTATCCAAAGTGCAAGAAATGAAGTTAATGATCTTTTAAAAGATATTTTCTTTGGAATTACTGATGAAGAATTAAGATATACAACATTAAATGAAATCGTTGAAGTAGTAGTAAATGTCTTAAAATATTCAATCGTTGGAATTATTGGTAAGGCAAAAAACGTAGTGAGGGGTTAGAAGATACAACCCCAACCTATCAAAAATTATTTGAAATGACTTTAGTATTATGCGAAAAGTTTCCATCTTTAAACCCTATATCTATAAGGCAAACAAGAGCAAAGGAAATGTTTAAATTGATACAAAGGTTAAACGATAGTACAAAACCAAAAGCCAAACCAAGAAAAAGGGTTACGGCTGATAATTCATATTGGTAAAAGTGAGGTGATAGTATGCCAAAGAATGAAAATAAAGTAGGTGCTTTGTTTGAATTTAATATTGATGAATTAAAGCAAGGTTTAAAAGAAGCAAAGCAAAGTATCTCACTTACTACAAGTGAATTTCAAAAATCTACAGCAGGTTTAAGTAATTGGGCGAAAACTAGTGATGGATTAGGTAAAAAGATAAATGAATTATCTTCAAACATGGCACATCAAGAATATGTTATTGCCAATCTAAAAGAACAATATAGACGAGTAGCCGAAGAGCAAGGGGAAAACAGCGAAGAAGCTACAAAGCTATTAATTCAAATCAATAAAGCCGAAGCTACTTACAATAAAATGGGCAGTCAATTACAAGATTATCAAAGCAAATTATCACGAGTGCAAGCCAGTGAAAAGGGTGTAAGTGATGAATTAGCAAAAACAAGTAATGTAGCTGACAAGGCAACAAAAGAATTTCAAGAAGCTACTAAAGGTATGATTGATTGGAAAAGCAATAGCGAGGGTTTAAGCGCAAAACTTAAACAATTAAATACAATCATTCCTGAACAATCTAACCTTGTAAAAAATCTAGAAAAAAGATATGAGGATTTAGTAAACTCACAAGATTATACCGAAGAAGAAGCCAAAGCATTACAAAGCGAATGGCAAAAACAAAAAGGGGTATTAAACAGTTTAGAAAATGATGTTAATAAATACTCAAAAGAGCTTGATAAACTAGAGGGAAATACAAAAGAAGTAGATAACGCTACAAGTGATTTAAATGATGGTTTTACAGTCGCTAAAGGTGTTATGGCTAATCTAGTAGCCGAGGGAATTAAACAAGTTATAAGTGGATTTAAAGACCTTATAGTTGATGTTGCGAAGTTTTCGGTTGAATATGATAAAGCTATGAATAGCTTTCAAGCAAAAACAGGTGTTTCCGCCAAAGCTATGGAGCAATTCAAAGGCGAAATAGAGGACTTGTATAAAAATAATTATGGTGAGTCTATTGAAGATGTTGGAGACGCAATGGCTGTTGTTGCTCAACAATCAAAAGAAGTAGACCCATCTAAAATTAAAGATTTAGCAAAGAACGCTATATTATTAAGAGATACATTTGATTTTGATGTCAATGAAAGTATTAGAAGTGCTAATATGCTCATGGAACAATTCGGTATTTCAGGAGATGAAGCATATACATTAATAGCACAAGGCGCTCAAAAGGGATTAGATAAAAACGGAGATTTGTTAGATACAGTAAATGAGTATGCAGTTCACTATAAACAATTAGGCTATACGAGTGAAGAGTTCTTTAATTCATTAATCAATGGTTCAGCAAGTGGAACATTCAGCGTTGACAAATTAGGGGATGCTATGAAAGAGTTTGGTATTCGTGCAAAAGATACAGCAAACTCAACAACCGAGGGATTTGAATTAATTGGTTTAGACGCTGATAAAATGCGTGATAAATTCTCAAAAGGTGGACAAACAGCAAGAAAAGCAACCGAAGAAACATTAAAAGCATTATTCAATCTTGATGATCAAGTCAAACAAAACCAAGCAGGTGTAGACCTCTTTGGTACTATGTGGGAAGATTTGGGGATTGATGGAGTAAAAGCTTTAATGAATGTAAATGGTGAAGCTAGTACAACAGCCGATACTTTAAAAGAAATTGATGAAGTAAAATATGATGATTTAGGAAGTCAATTTACTCAAATAGGTAGAAGTATCAAGACTAATTTAGTTCAACCGATTTCACAAAACGCAACACCTGTATTAAAAGAATTTCTAAAAGAAGCAAGTAACAGTAGCGAGTTAAAAGAATTCGGTCAAGATTTAGTAGATGTTGCAAGTGGCGCTATTGAGTTAGGAGTTAAGGCTTTACCAACAGTAGCAAGTGTATTAAAGACATTAACACCTTTAATCGTTGCTGGTGGTAGTGCTTTGTTAGTGTATAACACATATACAAAAACAACCGCATTGCTTACAAAAGGAGCAACAATAGCAACAACAGCTTACAATACTGTTATGGGGTTGTTCAAAGTTGCTACAACAACAGCAACAACAGCTACAGTTGCTCAAACAGTTGCCCAAACAGGCTTAAATACAGCTATGAAGATGAACCCTGTAGGATTAGTTCTATCTTTAGTAACAGCTTTGGGGGTTGGATTATTCGCCTTATCTAAATCAACCGAAGATTATACAGGAGTTCAAAATAAAGAAATTGAAAAAACCAAAGAAAGCATTAAGGAAATAAAAGAAGAAATTAATGCAAGACAAGAGGTTATTGATAAGCAAAAAGAACAAATTAGTTCTAACATGGCTGAAATGGACAATGTAGCTAATTTAAATAATGAGTTGAAGTCATTAGTTGATGAAAACGGAAAGGTTAAAGAGGGATATGAAAATCGTGTTCAATTTATTCTCAATGAGTTATCAAATGCTACAGGTGTAGAAATTTCTTTAATTGATGGGCAAATTAAGAACTATCAAGACTTACAAAAAGAAATTGATAATATTG